AAGTGACGAGTTGGAATGGACCCCCGTTGTACAGCCATTCATCAAGTGAAGCAGCTTCCCAAATTGGGTAGAAGTGTAGTCCGATGGCATTGCTGCTCGGAACGACGGCTCCTGAAATAATGTTGTTCCCGTACAACAGGGAGCCAGCGACGGGTTCGCGGATTCCATCAATGTCAACAGGTGGTGCGGCAACGAATGCCAGAATAAAACAAATAGTGGCGGCTAGGAGACACGGAATCATCAGCACTCCAAACCAACCCACATACAAACGGTTGTTAGTAGAAGTCACCCAGTCACAAAACTGATCCCAGCTTGACTCTCTTTTAAGTGCAATAGTTGCGGTCATTAGTTTAATTTAAAAGTACGATTTGCCTCCCTCCCACCACAATGGGAGTTAGAACTTGTACTTCACACCAACTTTGGTGCCGTAGGAGTTAACAGTGTCAGCAGCGAAACTAATCTCACCGTAGACATCAAGCTTCTCACTTGCAGCAACCGAACCACCAGTCTTACCAGTGAACTTGGTTTCTGCTTCACCGCCATCAGGCGAGATCACAGAAGGACCACCTTGGATGTAATAACCAAGGACACCGGAGGAACCTTCGTAACCGACATGGAAGTCAGTAGCAGTACCGGAGTAGTCAGAACCAGTGAAGCCACTGTTAGCTTCAACGTTCACATAAGGACCAGCCATTGCAGGGGCAGCGGCGATCAGGGTTGCAGGGAGGATAGCAAGGAATTTCATTTGTTGATTTTGAGTTTGTTTTTCTTAGAGTTTGGGAAGCCAGCCTTCATGTTGTCCCATGCTTTAGGGCTGACAGTTGAATCTTTTTTCGAGCGAGAAGTACCAGCCTTTTTTCGCTTGTTAATGTTATACCAAAGTCCGCGTTTAGCCATAACGTTTCTTTTTGTTTTGGGTTTTAGCTAGCGGAAGTTGTGGTCCAGTTCTTTTCAGGAAGGTGTCCCGTTCGTTAGGATTGTCGGTACTCTTACCTTTGTTGTAAATCTTTTGTTTTTTCTGTGCGCCTTTGTGACCAGGACCAATCTCAAAAGACGTGGCAATTTTAAGATCTTTTTTCTTTTTAGCAGCCATTACTTTTTCTTTTTAGATTTACTAAGTGCAATAGCTACTGCCTGCTTTTGAGGGTAGCCTTCATTCTTCAGTTGTTTAATGTTAGATGAGACTGCCTTTTGAGACTTACCCTTCTTAAGAGGCATTACCAGATACCAGGAATAATTTGTCCAGTCAGCGCATAAGCGCCAAGAGCAGCCACGATGCCAAGCATAGCAAGGCGACCGTTGAGCTGCTCAGCTCGTTCGTTGTGTGGAACACCGTAGGGATGGTCAGACATAATTAGAATTTAAGATCAGAGCGGGCAAGTTTTTCCATGATCTCATTACGGTAAGCAGGATCACGGTCATACCTAGGATCGGACATTGCCCGTACAACTTCAGCTTGACTGCGGAATGCATCAGCCGGAGCTGCTGCCTTACCTTGAAGCATATTACCTTCGTAGCCCATAGCGTCAGTGTACCTATATTGTAGAGCTTGCAAAGCAAGTTTAATAGCAGCGGTGTTTCCACTTTCAACAAGACTGTCAAAAGCTTCAACTTCATCAGGACTGAAATTTTCTGCTGCCCACTCAGTCATTCGATTATACTGAGCTTCACCACCAACAGAGTTTTGGATGGCAGCAACTTCATTTGCTTCAAGTTCACGTCCTGCAGGTGCTTGAGTTTCATTAGCCTGCATTTCAAAATAGGCTTGAACCAAATCACGAGAAGACATTTCAGAGAATGCCTCAAGCATCTCTTCTGACAACTGACCAGTCTCCTGGTACTCATCGCCAGCAGCTCGCATCAGATCTTCAAAGGTAAAATCAGAATCTTGACTACCTTCTTCATCGTACTCTTCAGCTGGTTCTTCTTGCTCCTCAGGAGTGTTAGAACCTAGACGCTTCTCAAGTTCAATGTAAGCCTTTTCTAGTTCTTGAGCATTTTTATACTTACCAGCAAGCTGTTGATTGGCTTGGTTGATTAGCTCCTCGCCAATGGCAAGGGACTCAGCTTGATCGGATTCGATCGAAGCTATAACCTCAGGGTCGGAACTGGGATCGTAAGATAGAATTTCTGCCATAAAAAATTACTGTTGTGGTGGAGCGGGTTGTTGTGGTTGTTGTGAAGCCATGTAATCGCCAACAACTTGTTCCGCATTGGGGTTCTTAGTTGGATCAGCGAAGGGTGTCTTAAGCATCTGTGGCAGCTGTTGCATTTGCATCATCTGCTGTTGTTGTGCCAGAGCTTGTTGACGCTCTTGTGTACGTTGATCCATCGACTTAACAAGATTCAGTACGTCGATACCTTGTGCAGCTGCCAGACGTTTGATTGCCTCGTCAGCATTAATGTATTGCAGCATCTGCTCGGGACCAAGTGCCTGAGCGATAGTGCCAATAAACGTAGTAAGAGACTCGCGGTCTTGACCACGACCAAGGGCATTGATACCAGCAACAATGGTTGGGTTAACAAGATCCTTAGGAATCTTAGGAAGTTCACCACTACGTTGTAGTACCATCAGCTTACGGTTCAGGTAAGGGATAAGAAACTCAACAGTCAACAAGGAGAACAAGCCACCAAGTTGTTGTTCTAGTTCCATCTGTGTGAGGCGTACTTCTTCAGCGGTTGTACGTTCTGACTGACGAACAGTCAGTACAAGGAATGCTTCCGAGATACGCCGCTCAAGGTTAGCTACCATAGTTGCAGCTGTACCAAAGTCAGCAGTTTTACCCACTTGGATAACACCGATGTCTTCGGGACGACCTTGAACAATCGCTCCGTTGCCTGCCTTCGCCAGCGTCTGGGCTTTAGTAGTGCTAGAGGGTGATACCACGAAGACAACCTTAGCGGCTGCTGCAGACCCTTCTACAAGGGCTTGGGAGAGTGCATTAAGCGACTTAAGATCTCCCAGGAATTCCTCAACTCTACCCCGTCCATAGTTCTCGCCATCGACAGAATTAAACCGCAGTACAAGCCAAGGACTAGCATCCTTTGGAGCCTTACCTTCGCTGCCAGGAATGCGTTTGCCATAAACTTCCTGATACCAAAGCCAACGATTGTTATCTAGTTTGACATGAGTATAAACTTCTGCATCGTTTTCTGAGGCAAAGTTTTCCTCAGTAACTGAAAGTTTGTCTTGAACAATTTCTTTCGGCAGAAGATTTTTGTTAATGATTTCTTTAGTAACGATCTCAATTACGTTACCATTGCCATCTCTTTCAATGACATAGCGGTTCAATGGATAATGTTTGAGTCCATCTTTACCCATGTAGATAAGAGCGTTACCACCAACAACAAGATGTTTGATGGCTTGGTGAACAACGACACGATCACTGGAAGCAGCGATAGAGTCCATCACCATACGCTCAATCTTAGCAAAGCTCAGGTCCAGCTCAGAACGGATTTCAGCAGGCAGGTCAGTGCCTAACTTGTCATCACGGATCTGTAGTTTAAAGAAGGTTGTCTGTGGAGGAAGCAAAGCAAGCATAAGCTTAGCTGCCAACGTTACAACCGACTTGGCTCCTACTGATTGCCAAGGTTGTCTCAGGTTTTTGTAGGACGTTCTGTATTCATCACGACGGATGAGATACGGAATAGTCAATTCAGAGCATTGAACTGCAGTGTCAAGAAAGTTGGCACGGTAACTGGTTAGATGATCATACCTTTGTTTAGCGTGCATTAGTTTAGCCTAAGTTAATACCGGTTTGACCGCCGGAAACATTAATACCAGGAGTACGTGCAATACGCAAAGACGCAACACCTCTTCGGGTTGCGGCAGTCTTTTGTTGTGTCCTCATAAGAGGTGTACCTGCTGCCTCTTGTGTGCGAGTACGAACAGGTTGTTTCATGGAAGCAGCAACTTGTTGAAGCAAAGCTTCTTGAGCTTTCATTGCCTGCTCTTGCATTTGACGCATACGGTCTGCTTGAGCACGACGATCAAGTTCTGCTTGGTGAGCTTGGGCAGCAGCAATGCCACCCGCCCTTCTTTTCTCTTCTTCAATGTGGTGCTGTGGTCTACCGCCGCACATAATCAATCCTCTTCAGATAAACGATTGTCGATCCACTCCACAACACTTCGTTGTCCAGCACGATACATGATGTGCCCAACGCTTGTGTCGGGAGTGGGGTTGACTGGTGGGAATACATCTTCTAGTTCTTCCAGAAGACGCCGAACGTCTAACCGTAAGTTAGGCGTATTGGGGTAGATTGGGGTTTGCATGTTCAAAGAACGCCGGCATACGTGCTCGCTTTGTTTCGGCAAGCTCAGGAGCTTTACCTTCATACATCAAACGATCACTGGAATCCAGCCAAAATTTTTTGTTTAGATATTTATTGGGTGAATACTTAAGAGGTTGCATCACCCAGTTAATAGTTGCTTTACGAAGCTTGTCCAACGAAGGGGAAACCTCAAGGTTAAGCTCACGTGCGACCAAAGAGTTGACAGCAACGTGAACTTGTTCGTCACGGCTGATGTCAGCACTTACCGTGCGCAACCCCGCATCTCCGTTAAAACGGAAAAAGGGTAGTAGCACAAAGAAAATCGCACGTTCGGCAACCAATGCCTTGAGGATTGTGTGATC